TATTGTGAAGTTTGCAATGTTATTATACGTCGATATTAAATTTGCCGATGCTAGTGTTGTCGGTATAGTAAGCACATCTGTTGGGGATTCTGTATTAATACCAATTTTAGAGTTATTTACATCTAAATGTAAGAGTGCAATACTACTGTTAGTATTTTTAAAGTTAAGGTCTACACCCTGACGTAAAAGGTTATCTTTTAATACGCCTCCGCCTATGCGTCCTGTTTGTGCTTCTGGCATGCCCTACTTCTCCTTTGACAATGTATTTATTTGTCTAGGTTATGAACTACAGTAACAGGTTTGCCTGTTGGAACAGGACTTGTAAACTTGATCCACCAACCTGTGCCTGATGCAGTGTAAGGGTGATTAGGGCCTTCGTTTGCGCCGCCTGACGAAATATCAGCAGTTTGGTGTATTGTGTAGTTTGTTGTTGGTATTTGTAACACGTTTTCAACAAGCACTAGTATATTATTTGCATTTGCAGGAACAGGATAATCTGTGTCACCGCTTTGTAATTCGCCAAATACTGTTTCGTCTGCTGCTACGTTACCTACACCTAAATTCTGCCAAACAATACCTGGATCTTGATTTGGTTCTTTAAAGCGCACTTCTCTCCATGCGCCATTTTGATATGCTTCTAGTTGTTGATCAGTAGAGTTATATCTAACTTGACCAATAGCAGAACTAGTAGCAATTCCAGCGGAGCCAGGACGCTGTGGTAATGTACCAACTGGAACACGTAATGCACGTTCGCTGACCATAACTATTTGGTCATCCATGTCTTGTTTAACACCTTTGGATGAAGGTTGTATACGTCTTAGGTTAGTTGTCTGCTGTTTGATCAATCTCATATTATACTTCCAAATAGCTCACAGTCGCCGCAAGGCTTGTAAGTCCGGCTCCTATGTCTGGTTCAGTAACAAATGATAATTTATCACCAACTTCTAATACAATTCTTTCGCTATCAAATGTAAATGTTTCACCTACTGGTAATTCTAAACTATTAATAACTCGTGTAACTGCGTTACTTAAACTTGAACTCTGTGGGACAAAGTGCATGTCAAATGTTGCTGTACCGCTGCCATTATTACAAACCATAATATTTGTAATTGCATAAGATTTACTTGCTGGAACAGTTATTATGTCTAATTGCGTTGTTGTTAATTGTGCGTTTACTATTGCCATTTTTATTCCTTAAAATAACATTCCGAATAGGAGTGCTCTGTTCTTACTTACTAATTCGTCTCTGCTACCTTGGTCGTTAGCAAAAAATATTCCTGATTTTCCTGTGTACTCATTTGCTACGTAGATCTTTGTGCCGTCTGATGGAGCAGTTGGGGTCATACTTGCATCATCGTCACTTGGGACTCTATTTAAATGTAGAGTGTCATCGATTCTAATACTACCTGTCCCTGAAGATTTTAAAACTAAATCTTCGTTACTAGATAGTGTATCAATAACAGATCCTGTAAAACGTAGATCATCAAATTCCCAACGATCTGCATATAACTGACTTACTGTGTTTCCATCAATAGCAAATGTAATTACACTATCAGCTCCTGAGTTCTCAAAGTCAGCAATTACAATACTTGATTTAGTAACATCACCATCACCAATTTGGCTTAGGAAAACGTTTGCAAAGTTATATGCAACATAATCAACTACTGCTTGTGTGTTTGGTATTACGTCTGCTTTCGCAGCATCATAGCCAGTTAATGTTGCACCAGCGTATGTAAATACTTTTTGTTCGTAGTCTACTGTAGGATTTACACCAATAGTGCTAGTTCCAGCGTCTAACAATAAATTTTGGCTTCTTGAGTCAATTTTACCTGTTGCTAATGGCATTAATGCACTAGCACTATCAATTGCTATAAAGCCGTTTACATCTTCGTCGTACTTAAAAAATGTATCTGGTAGTGAACCTCGCTCAATTTTTATACCGGCGCTATTAAGTGTAATACCTGCACCTGTTTCACCGCTATTAAGTGTAATAATATTATCTTCAATATCTAATTGGGCAGTGTTAACAGTTGTTTGATCGCCTTTAACTAATAAGTTTCCAGAAATTTCAACATAGCCTGTTTCAAATCCTGTATCCAAATAGATAGTGCCGCCGGTTTGAACAGCTACTTTGTAGTTACCATCTGGTACATTTAAATACTTTGACATTCTTATTTCCTATATAAAAAGTATGGGGGAAATTAATCCCCCAAACTAATTTTACTCTTTACTCAAACTGATCTGAACCAGCTAGTTCTTGTGTTACTGTACCTGCACTACCATAAGTAGTGAATCCACTTGTATCAACACCAATTGTAAATGCTGTTGCACTAGTCTTAGTAATTGTATATACCATGTCGTTAAGCTCAACCATGCCAACTACGCCAGTAATTCTTACTGTGTCGCCGGTTACTAGTAGATGGTTTGCTGTACATGTAACTGCACCTGGATCTGCTTTAGTACATGCGTTCATTGTTAATGCTGCAACTTCTGATGCATCACCAGCTTCTTCTATTTCAACTACGGTAGCTGTTGCTGCACCATACGCCCAAGCAATACTTTCGCCTGAATCTAGTGTAACTTTACGTCCAGAAATTTTAGTAACTTGCTTGATTGCCTCTGCTGCGTCTTTAACTACAATACTCATTTCGCCTGCTGCAATAGCTGCTGCTGCTTTGTCTACTAAGAAACAATCTTTTTCAATTACGCCATCTGTGCAACGGAATTTCTTACTTCCAAGTTGCTTAACAATATAACCGTTTACTGATTCTGTTCCGTTATGAAACTGTACTTTAATTTCGTTGCCAGCCGCTGTCGGTGCTCCGAAAAATCTTTTGTTTAGTGGTCTTCCCATTTGTTTTCTCCTTTAAAACGTTCTAGGTTTACGCAGTGGGTCAGTTCTGCATAAGTCCGCGATGCGGCACGATTATTGACATTAGTATTTATCAATTACATTAAGTAGCGGCGTATACCTAGAGCGCGGGTTGCTCGATATAAGTCTATGGAAACTTTATTACTTTGATTTCCACCTAAAATGTAATAGTATTCTGTATTGTTTATTACAGTAGTGCTTAAATAAAATCCTACATGTCCTTGCCAGCTAATATTTCCTCTTGGGAAAATTATAAGGTCACCAGGTGTAGGTTCTTTAACTGCTACTCCCCATTCTAAAAAGCTTCTTGCAGCATAAGGGTATTTGTGTAAAATATTGTTAGGTATTCCACTTTCGGTTAATACAGCATTAACAAAAGCAGCGCACCATTCTGTACGTTTAGGATCAACTCCTATATACGCTGCAAGTTCAGATCTGTGTGTATTTTCTGAATAGTTAATGTATTGTGATGCAGTTAGTGCAGGATTACTGTGAGCGTTTGCTGACTCGACACTGTAGTCGCATGCACATAGAAATATTAGAGATAAGAATAGTAGGATATTTTTCATACCCTGTATTTATCCATAAAAAAGGGCCCCCGTAGGAGCCCTTTTAATTTCACTGTGTTAGTAAAACTTTACTGGAAAGTTACACCAGCAGCAATAGCAACGTTACCTAAGTAATCAGCTGCATTACCAAGCGATGAAGCAGTGTTGTTCAACTCAACATATCCATAACGTGTCATGAATGATACTGTTGGTTCGAACGTACCTGGATCAAGTACAACGCCTGAGCTCATTAGTGGGATATATGGGCAATAGAACGCTGCTGCGTCCGACTCACTTGCGCCTTTGTATCCGATAAGCACTGGTGCTGTATCAGCTGCATATGTGTTAACATATACTTTCATTGCATTGTTCAAAGTACCAACCATCTTAGTGTTAGTTGGAGCTTCAAATGTACCTTCAGTTGTTCTTGCGAACGCTGAAGTTGTAGCAGACTGTAGGATAGTTAGTGCAAATGGTGATACCACTGCCCAGTTACCTGCGCCTCTACGTGTACGCTGTGCAATCAAGTTACTTACGCGGTTGATTTGAACAGCTAGTGCAGCATGCTCGTCACCTACGAAAGTAGCTGTACCACTTACAGTAGTTTGGTTGTAAGTTTGTGCAGCAGTGCCACTCAAAGTTACTAGTGAACCAATTACTTCTTGGTCGATCTCAGCAGTAATCTCTTGTGCAAGAGCTGCCATGATTTCAGCTTCAACATCAATACCATGCATAGACTGTGCGTCTTGTGCAGCTTCAAACGTCCAGCGAGCTGACAATTTACGTGTCTTAGCTTCTACTGTCTGCTTCAAGATTTGAATTGACATTTTACGTCCAGCAGCACCTTCTAAAGCAGCAGTACTTGCAGCTTTAGCATTAGCTAGGTCACCGGAATATGCTTCAGCAATTTTGAATGGGCTTAGAGCTTCTTCGCCTGCTGTAGTATCAGTGTTACCTGCTGATGCGTCATTCGTTGTTTCTGAATAACGTACACGTAATGTGTGAATTTGACCAACTGGTCCAGTCATTGGCTGTACGCCAACTAGTTCGTTAGCAATAACAGTAGGCATTACACGACGGATAACTGGTAGGATTACACGGTTAAGTGTAGCTACGTTACCTGCAGATGTTGCGCCAGCTGTTGCACTCTCAGACAAATATCTGCGAGTATTTTCTAGTGTAGCAGCCATTACGCTTTTCTTGTTGCCTTGCAGGCCTTCAAGAAGTGCGTTTTTGGTGTCTACCCAGCGTGATTCTAATAGTTCTGACATCATTATCTCCTTAATTTAATCCAGCAAGACGACGTATGTCTAATACATTAGATTCGTCTGCTTTAGTTGTCATTTTTGGTTGTTCCGTACGGTTGCCTGTGATTTCTTTGCCTTCTGTAAGGGGTGCCTTACGCTTTGCTGGAGTATTTCCGTCAATAACTGATGGTAAGTACTTGTCAAAAGATTTTTGAAGTCTATCGGTTTGTACTGATTCCAGTAAGTCTGTCATAATCTCACGCTGATCTTTGCCTAGTGGCGAAATCAATGAGCTCATAATTTTTGTTCTCTTTGCTGATTCAATAAGTCTAGACTTATCTTTACTAACTGATTCTGCAAGAGTTTTTGCTTTAGTAGCAAATGCTTTCGCTTCTACTAATTGCTTATCTTTAACATTTAATACGTCCATAAGCTTACTAACTTCTGAATTTTCATTCAAGTGTGAAGTTGTATACTCATTAGCAAATGCTTCAAATATCTTACGACCGAAGTCGTTGCTTCGTGCTGCGTCAATATCTTCTTTCAATGCGTGGATTTCACCTTTAATTGATTTGCCAACCATTTCAGATACTGCTGTAGCACTTCTTTCGATAAAGTTAGTTTTAACTTTTGCGAAGTGTGTTTTAGCTTCACGTACAAGGCGTACCTTGGTTTCAGCTAAGTCGTTTTTATCTTCTGCAAATTCTGCAATTTCACCTGCTAGAGATTCAACAACAAACTCTTCTAACTTGGCATATGATTCAGCCATTGCTAGTTTGTCTGCTCTTAATTCTTTAATTTCGCCTGCTAAGTTCTCAGCGACGAAACCCTTCAGTAGATTAGCATTTTCACGCATTGCAACAGCATATTTTGCTTTTGCTTCTGCGAGCTGCTTGCGGTCTTCCACAAACTCTGTAATCTCTTCAGCAAGACGCTCAGATAGCATTGAGTCGATAGCTTCAACCATAGTTGACTTATCGTGCTCATACTTTGAAGCAAATTCTTCACGTAACTCAGCAGTTGCCTGCATTTTGTTTTCCTGAATCTTTGATTCCCAAGCTTCTTCTATTTGATCTCTAATTTCAGTTGAAACAACGTCATTTTCAAATAGAGTTTTTAGTGCATCTATCATTTCTTTCTCCTGTTTCATTGGAGTTTACTAATCATACTGATTAGTGATTCCTTAAGATACTTTTGTGCCTTTATGTCGTGCTTTGTTGCCTGTGCTAGTTCCCATGCCTTCATTCCACCTCGTGCATTCATAAGTGTCTCATAAATTGGAGTAGGATATGCACCAGGGGCGCTAGGCTGAGCCACAACGTCCACAGTGATTATTTCAAAGTCAGAGACGGTATTGCTACCGTCTTCTGCTACATTACCGCTACCACGTGACGAGACACCTAGTTTAACGCCTGCTTCAAGCATCGTTTTAACTAGGTTTCCCATCGGTGTTGGTAAAATTTTCAACTTGCCGTAACCGTTATCACCTTCCATCCACGTTTCCGTGATCATATGGCTTACACGATCAATATTGATGTTAAGTCCTTCTGGATGATCTACTTCTCCGAGAACACTGTATCCTCCAGTAATTTGATCATTGAGAGTTTTGACAGCCCTGCCTATTTCACTTACAGGATACACTCGCTGATTAGCATTGCGAACGCCACCTTGGATCATAATACCTTTTAAATAAAGGTCTTTCCCCTCGTTGGCACCCTCAAGTACTATATTAGCTTGGTCGAATGTCAAATGCTCTCGTAGGTTTATCATCTAGTTTTCCTTAACCTTGCTTACTTAGCTCGCTTGCTTAACTTGTTTAGAGTTGAACCAGCTGCTTTGTCAGCAGTTTCGCCAGCGCCTTTTTTCTCTGCGCCATGCCCTGCAGGAACAGTTTTACCTGCTTTTGCAGCCTTGCCACCAGGAACGTTAACGTTACCAGTACCAATGTCTTTTGCGTTTTGATCGTTTAAAGCACTGCCTGCAATTTTCTTGCCTGCGCCTGTTTCTGAACTAGCGTCTGAGCCAGCTTGATTCAAGTTACCTGATGTGCCACCCATGTTGTTTGGCTTTGCTACTGCTGACTTACCGTTTACACCGTTGTCACCCATTGTAGCTGTTACTTTTTCAACATACTCACGCATTGTTTCGCTTGCTGACTTTTCAGTTGTGTCTTCTTCAACTTCTTCGTCTGATTCGTCAACTTCTTCGTCTGCTGCTTCAAAAGCCATTGCTTCTTCTTCTGGCTCTTCTTCAGCATCCATGTCCATGTCGCCTTCAGCATCGTCGTCAGCTTCTTCGCCGTCGTCTTCGCCTTCGTCGTCACCAGCCATCATTTTTTCAAATTCAGCTTTTAGATCATCTAATGCATCTTCTAAGTCTTCTACACGATCTTCAACGTCTGCATCATCTTCTGCATCGCCCATATCGTCGTCGCCTTCTTCACCTGGCATCTCCATGCCTAAGTCATTAGCTAAATCGTCTGTTTTGTCGCCACCAAACGGCTCGTCGTCTGCTTCAACTTCAAATGTATCTAAGCTAAAGTTTTCGTCTAGGTCTTCGTCTGACTCATCTACTTCTTCATCATCAGCTTCGTCTAGGTCTTCGTCTGACTCATCTACTTCTTCATCATCAGCTTCATCAACTTCAGCTTCGTCTTCTAGTAGTGACTCATAGATATCGCGTGATTTCTCAACTACGATCTCGTGAAATAATTCTTCTGCTGCTGCCTTGTCTTCGTTAACAAGTAGCTCTAGCATCTTCTCAAATTTATTTTGATCTGACATTTTTAACTCCTATAAATGTTTAGTTCGCACAGGCAAAGATACATGTGCGGGGCTGTCATATTGTATTTACTATTTATACAGAAATGTATGTAGAAATAGGCCCAAAACGACTCGTTTTCATAAATTTATGAAAACTTAAAGATTTTTTTAAATTCTTCAACATTAATATGTTCTAAATTGGGTATTTTTTTAAACTCTTTTGGAATAAAGCCATTGTCTCCTAACACACGTATATATCTCTTTTGAGAATATTTTTGGCAAGTAATCATAGTTTGCTTTGTCCAATTACCGTGATATGTTGCACGTTCGTGACTTTTTTTATAGTTAGGTGTATCAGCATATATGTTATTAATTTTATCATCAATGCCTTGATAGTCAAAACCAAATATATAAATGTCTTGTGTATCGTGTGTACTAGCAAGCCATAGCGCAGTAGGGCCACTACTCCACCCTTTACTAGGGTTAAAGAAGTTAAACCCATTCATACCATTAAAAGAACGATTAGGATTAGTCCATACTGAATGGCTATGCTGATAAGATGCTTTATTAATTTCCAAAATCATTTTGGTATCGACTGCAACTAAAAAGTCTGGGTCAAATTCTCTGTATAATGCATTACAGCCGTATACAGTTCCTTTGTCGTTTAGTTGATTTAGATCGATTGACTTTCGGCTAGTGCCATTACCTAGCACAAATGCTGTTTTTATCAATTATTAAACTCCGCCTGCCTCTGCGTTTGCTGCTATACCATACATTTGCTTGACGAACTCTTGTTCTTCACGCTTTTCTTCTGTATGTAGCTCAGATGCTTTGCGGATACGATTGATTTGACTAAGAGTCAATCTTGTTTTACGAGTATCGTCTTTTTGCATTGGCGAATCGTCATAGTCTGCTTCGTAGCGTTTATCGTCTACAAATTCAACAGTTTCACGGTCGTGATAAAATAATTCTCTTAGTATCATATTGTATTTATATCGTTTGCTCAGTTCCTGCTGCCGGAGCACCAAGTTCTTGCCCTGTAACAGTTTCTGGTCCCGTACCATCGCCGCCTTCAACTCCGTCAACGTCATCAGGAGCTTCGTCTTCTAATCCACCTAAGTCTGCGCCAATACCTGCACTACTAATTCCTGCATCGCGCATTTCTGCACTTGGATCACCTGGCAACGGCTCTAGATTCTCTTCATTCTCTTCGCGCCACATACGTTCGTTCTCTGCAATCTCTTCATCGTTCATACCTAAGAAGCGTTTCATAGCAAAGCGATTTGAAAGATAAGGTATTGCACTCATTTGTGTAAATGTTGGAATACGTGCATTATCAATTTCAGCTTGTCTGTAACTTGCAAAGTTCTGTGGTGGTTGGAATTTAAGATCAAACATTGCAGTATCAATGTTTACGCCTTTTTCTAACAAGTAACGTTTAAACTCTGTGTCAAACTCTTCGACAATTAAATTTTGTAGTCTTTCACAGTAAGTGTTAAATCTTAACTCTTGTATGTAGGCTGTGCCAACTCGTCCATCATTGTACTGAGCACCACTGTCCTCAGCCCCGGTTGGTAGATAGCTGCTAGGGATTCGTAA